TACAGATGTTAAGTTTGGTTTTGGATCTAGATTAGAAACAAATAATTATCAAACTAAAGTAGGAACAGATTTTACAAACTTTTATTACTATGATAAGAAGAATGTAGTAAATGCAGAAGATGCTTATCTAAAGATTATTACAGACCCTCTACAAGGAACTAAGACTATCAATTATGTTACAGAAGACCGTTTTGTTTATGATGTTACTAGTCAGCCTCTTTGGGATGGTTCTGGATCCATTTCTTACACTACTACTGGTCAGTTCGCTATTGGTGAGATTAACAAAGTAGATATTATTAATCTAGGACTTAATTACAAAAAGGTTCCTATTATTCTAGGTGTTGATCCTACTCAGAGTTACAGAGCTTCAGCAACTGTAACATTTGATACATCTTCTAATATTATAACTGGTGTTGAAATAGTTGAGAAAGGATCTAATTATTCCAAACCAAAAGTTATTATTACTGATGGTGATGGTTCAGATGCTTCATTTGATATTGTAGTAAGAAATGGTGAGATATTTTCTATAGTAGTTTCTAGTACTGGTAAAGGATATACATATGCTCCTACAATTAAAATTATAGAAAGTGATACTCAAGCTTTTGCTTCCAGTTCTACAATTGGAGTTCCTCAAAGTGTTAATATTATACAGAATGGTGGTGGATACCATGAAGATAAAACAGTAGCATCTAATTTCTCCTCAAGTTATATTTTAGGTGTTCAATCAAGTGGAGAAATACCAGAGTATCAGAAAGGTGAAACAGTAGTTCAAATCATTGATGGTGTAGAAGTTCTTAGAGCAAAAGTAATAGAATATAGAAGGGGTTCTAACCTTATTAAGATAGGAAATGTTGATGGTACTATTAGAGAAAATGTTTTAATAAGAAGTGTATTAAGAAGTAATGTAGTATCAACAGTAAAATCTATATTTGTTACTACATTTGCAGAATCTATTACTAGTTTCTATGATAACTTAGGATATTATACTTCTGATAAAGGTCGTCTTGGTGTATCTAATCAAAAAATATTAGATAGTGATTTCTATCAAGATTATTCTTATGTTGTTAGATCTAAAACACCTATTAATGAATGGCGTGATCTTATTAAATCTACTACACATCCAGCTGGATTTAAACTATTTGGTGAGGTAGATGTTGAGGCAACTGCTGGAACAGAAATGCCAGCAGAAGAGTTACCAAAATCATCTCATTTTAGTGTTATACAACTTTGGGATCCTGCAAAGAATAAGATTACTGTAGAGAATACAACATACGGCATAACACAATCTGTACAATCAGTTAAGAGTCAGAGAGTTCGTAAGGGTATTGGTTCTGCTGCAACTAGTGAATTCTTATTTAATGAGGTTCGTGCATTTGAATTTACTCTTGCTGCACCTTTTGATGGTTATTATGATACAGATGGAAGATTACAAGGAACTACATCATTCCAAATTATTAATGATTTAGGAGTTCCATTCTCTCCTGCTTCGGATAAAGGAGTTATTGTAACTCTTGATGGTGTTATTCAAGATCCTGGAGTTGCATATAATATTTCTGGTGATAATATTATTTTCACTGCTCCACCATTAGGACCAGGAACTAAAAATAATTCTTCTTATGAAGGTGTTACTTTTTATGGTAAAATATTCCAATTCAAGGATGATCAATATAATACCAAACATTTTAAAAAATTAAGAAATATTTTCCAACGTGATGGTATATGGATAGATGCTGCAAATCAAATTGAAAGAAATATTGAGTTTATTGTTAATGAATCTATTGGATATGGAAAATCTACATATCCAACATTAGATTGGAGTACCAAGCAGGATGATTATGAAGAAAACCTCAGATTTATTCTAGATGCATATCAGCATGATATTAGATTTGGTGGAAACATTAAAACTATTGATTATACATCTGCTTTCAATACTGAGGATCGGTATCTTTATATTAAAAATAATAAAACTGAATCTAATTCTATTTTTGCATATGCAACTAGATTAGCAAAGCTAGCAATGCGTAATTGGGATTACACTGATACTGGTGTAACTTATGCTCAAGGATCAAATACAATTAATCTATCATCTACTGATAATGTTGCTATTGGTATGTTTGTTAGTTCTGGTAGAGCATTCCCATCTGATACAAAAATTACATCTATTGATAGTGCTACTCAAGTTACAGTAAGTCGTAATGCAATAGCAAACTCTTCTGGTGGAGGTGGTGTTCCAGTTGGAACAACAGATTTATCTGGAACAGCACCAGCAGGAGGTACGACAATCCCAACTAGCACTGGTCGTGTTGTTGATGGTGAAACATATGATGTTCCTCCTGGTTCTACAGTATCAGTTGCTACTTCTTTTGGTGGAACTGATCAGGCAACATTCTCTTGGAGTGGACTTAATACTGGTATGTTCTACAAAGCAGGACAACTAATTGAGGGTAATAGACAGTATATTATTGACACAACACATGCTTGGATGGTTTCAACATATCCATCTCTTGCAGCAGTTGCAGGAACTGCCGCAGCTAAGTGTAAGAGAGATATTGGTCTTTTCTTAGATGCATATGTGTATCATCTTAAACAGGGTGGTAACTTTAAAATTGTAGAAGCAGCACAGTTATACTACACGAAGAATGAATATCCTTATGGTGAAACTAGAACTTCTCTAGTTGGAGTTCTTACTGAAGCACTTGCAACATTTAGTTATGCTAAGGATTTAGCAATACAGGCAATGAGAAATCAATTGCCATTTACAGATCCTAATGCATTAGTTGATTCTGTTTCACCTGTATGTGCAGAGGTAGAAAGCACATTAAACACATATCATAGTATTGTTAATACGATTCTAGCAGAAGGTATGGGTCTTGTTGATAAGACAACTCAAAATCCTAATAAGAGTGGTAATTGGACTCCTACATTAACATATTCTAATTACAATATTATAGGTGATGCTAACATTCCTTTCCAGGAGTGTAATACTGTTGCTTCTGCTATTAGTTCCTTATATGATAATTTGGATGATATTATTAATTTAAAATCTGTAACTAGAACATTACCAGATTATATTGATGGAGAAACAAAAGAATTTGAATTATATTGGGATGACAATACTGCTGTAGATAGTGAAAAAGATGAGAATTTATTCTTGTCATTAAATGCTGTATTACAGAGACCTAAGTTTACTGAGGATTATCCAGGAGAGGATGCTTACTTTATTGATAGAACTGTAATTCCTAACGTAATTAAATTTGATGTAGCTCCTATATGGGATCAAGATCTAGGTGCTAAGACTATTGGTGAACCTACTGCGGTTGAGAAAGTAGTTGGTATTGGTGTTGGTAACTATAAGAGACTTACGATTGACTATAATTTAGTTGATGGGGTTAGAAATGGTCCTTTCTTAATTTTAGATGTAGAAGATTACACAGTACAAAGTATTGAAGCAGAAGATGCTTTATACGTATTCTTAGATGGTGTATTACAAAGAAAAGGATACTCGTATACTGTATCTGGTCCAAATATTTTCTTCAATGTTCCTATTACAAAGGAAATGAAGATTGATATGAGATATCTCTATGGAAGAGATGTTGGTCAAGTTCTTAATATTTACGATTTTGCACCAGACACATATTATGCACAAGGTTCATTCTCTTTTGATTCTACTGTATTAAATGCTTTCTTAAAGTATGATTGGATGGGAGATGCTGCTGGATCTGCAATTCAAGTTTGGCAGCAAAGAGCAAATGGAACATATAATGTTATTGGTGAAATTAGCAATCCAGTAGTTACTGGAAATAATATAGTGTTTGATCTTAAGGGTCAGAATGCTGCTATTGAAAATGGTTTAGATTATACTTTTGTACCAAAAAAATATTATGATAGAACATTTGTAATTGCAGATGCTGATATTTCTAATGTAACTGTATCATATGTACAAGATGAAATTGGAAGGAAAGTTCTTAAGACTGATGATGGTATTTGGTCAGGAAGTAATTATGGAATAACATATAAGAAACCATTTGTATCTTTATCAAATGGAGATAAGATTAGTGTAGAAGGTGAAGAGGGATTCCGTAGTATTAAAAAACTACCAACAGAAGCTACTAGTAAAGATGGTAGATCAGGAGAACAACTAACTGATGATATTTTTGGTTCAGTCTCAGTTGAGTCTTATACTGGAATTACGAGAGGAGAGGGTTTATCTGTAGTAGCAACTATTGAAAATGGTAGTATTACCAAACTAACTTGGAACCAACGTAGTTATGATCCTATTACACAACCAACTGCATATCAGTATTTTACTCCACCAGTTCTTAAATTTGAACCTTTAAATGGTGAAGGTGGTGGTGCAAGAGCAAATGTTCTTGTAAGTAAAGGTCAAGTAATTAGTGTTGATTTACTTGATGGTGGTTCTGGATATACTAAAGCTCCAAAAGTTATTGTAACAAGAAGATTTGATGTTCTCTCAGACAGAGAAATTGGTGTATCACTAATTAATGTTGCTATCAGACCTTACTTAGATGTTGCCCAAAGTAGTTTAATTATATCAACAATTGATGTTCTTGGTAACAGATTAGTTGATGCATTCTCTTTCTCTTCTGTTGATCTACAGAGTCCAGCAGATACCTCCCGTAAGATAACTGCAGAGATTCAAACTGATAAGAAAAATATTGTAGATGGTACATCTGGATTTGATATGCCAGCTGGTCCTGTTCAACCTGGTCCTGCTCAAGTTGTATTCATTGAACCACCACCTGCTGTTGATATTAATGGTGAAGGTGGGGTATTAAAACTTCAAGGTTCTGCAAGTGTTGTTTCTGCAGAGGTTCAAGATATTGTTTCTCTCAACTCTATTTCTACTGTAAGTAAAGCAGTTACAAGTAATATACAGAAAGTCATTCCTAATGATGCTCTATCTAATATCAACTTCTTTGAAACTGCTGCATATCTTGATATTGACTTTAATATTGGTGATACTATTGCTTATATCCCAGACACCATTAAGTTTAAACCAATGGGTCTACTTCTTATTGGTGATGAAGTTGTAAGATATCATAGAAAACTTTCTGATAGATTTACTAATATTCTTAGAGGTCTTAGAGGAACTACTGAGCAAGATTGGACTGCTGGTACTTTCTTGAGACAAATTCCAGAACTTGTATCTGTTGCTCCTGTGGGTGTTGTTCAGGTACAGTCTGAAAGTGATGTTAAGATTGTCAGTGCAAGTGCAGCTGCAGGAGGATTTGAGAGAGTTACACAAAGACAAGTTGGTTCTGCTGATGAATTAAAAATCACCAAAGCAGCAACTGAACTTGTTTTAATTCCACCACCAGGCGGTGTTGTTGATGGATATGCAGAGGAACTATTCTTAACAGATCCAATTCCTGTTAGAGCTGGTAACACAACTGGTGGACATGATGGTGAAGTTGATCTTATTGAAATCAATGATGGTTATCATGTTGGTAAGAGAAATGCAACTGAAGTTCTTATCGTTAACTCTGTTTTTGGAAGAACTGCAGAATACATTGGACAATATACTAAAACAAATGTTGGTCATACCATTGGTCACTTTGATGGTATTTTTGATGATGGTGTATGTTCTGTATCTGGTTTATCACTTGCGGAACTTGATTTATACTTTGGATCTCTTACTATAAAAGACTTTAGTGAAAGGAGAGATTCTAGTTATACACTAGCTGGTGATAAATTTGTAATGATGCCTCCATCAATTCAAAATCCAGTTGCGATTAGTTCTTCCGCAGGAACAATTCCCGCAACTATTAATGTTCAGGATACTACTTACTTCCCTGATGAGGGATATGTATTTACTAGTGGTGGAACTGTTGTTCAGTATACTGGAAAAACAGCAACATCATTCACTGGATGTACTTTAACTAGAGGTACAAACTCAATTTCTAACGGTCATGAGTTAGTTCCGTTTGCAATTGACTAAATATTGCTATAAATATAAATAACTCAGGCACAAACTATTACAACGTCGGATAAAGAAACACCATGGCTGCTATTATTTCTGATAAGTTTCGTATATTTAACGCGAAACAATTCTTAGAATCACTTACTGAGGGTCCCACGGACACCAGTAATGAACGATCTAGGATGTACTTCTTTGTGGGTAGACCGCAACCATGGAGAGCATACTTAGAGATTTATTCAAAAGGTTCCACATCATTTACTGTAGGAGATGAGGTTTACGTAGGAACATATGGTTCCACTACCTTCCGTGCTACAATCGCTGCTGTTTATGATAGTGCCCTACTTCTTACCGACGTTTTTGGAAGTGCAGGTGTAAACTCCGCTCCTGCTCTAGCAACCGATCTTAAGTGCCGTACTGGTGGAGCAGGTGGTTCCGATACAGGTGCTGTTGCTAAGTCAGGTGTTTATCGTTATGCAACTGAGGACGTTCCTCCTCTACCTCTTGATAACCAGAGTGAAAAAATTGCTCTTTACGACGAACTAATTGCTGCTAAGCGTATTACTGATGCTTTTGCAAGAACTGTTGTTCGTCGTTACAACTGGGATTTAGTAGCTAACCCTAAGTTTGACATGTGGAAACCTGACTACTCTGCTACACCTGGTGGCGGTGGTCAAATTGGTAAAACAACCGCAACAGGTCAAACTAGTATTGCTGATGCTAAGTTCTATGTAATGAACTCTCAGTATGAAATATTCAAGTGTCTTTACAATGGTGAAGATCCTTCTAACACAACTGGTCAAAACGCAACTGAAGAACCAACTACTGCAGGTGGTAACTATGCTTCTGCTACAGGTCTTTATACAGA